GAACAAACATTGGTGCGTATTGACCCATTCTAGCTTTGATACCACTCTTATCATGTTTCTTTAAAGCTTCAAATGCATCGTTTTCACTAGCTACCCCTTTAGGTAATAGGTCCGCGAATACACCTTTACCGAACATATCATGTGATTGACTATTAACTTTGTCTATTAGCTCTGAACCTTTAAATGAATTGTCTGTAAATTCTTTTAGAGTTTTTTTAGATTCAGCTAAAATAGATTTGAATACGTCAATAGAAACTTTTCTTTTCTGTCCTTTAAGTTCATACTCTACAAAATCCTTTGAGCCTGGTTTTTTAATATAGTCGGTTATTTTTACATCTACAGGTACTTTTTGATTCTTAGCTGCATTGTATTTTTTTATAGCTACTACTTTACCAATCTTCATTGATAAGTCTTCATTTACTGCATCTTCTTTGTCAATACCTCTTAGCCTTAAAGCTTGCTTGATAGCAAATACAGCATCTTGTTCGTCATATCCATATCTCTTAGCCATTGCTTTAATAAATTGATTGACTTTTTTTGATACTTCTGGGTTTAGGTTTTCATTAGTGGATTCGTTATATTCATCGTCATCATCATCACCGTAATAAAATCCTAAGTTTTCTTGCTCTTCTTTAGAATACTCATTAGATATCTTTTGTCTAAATTCTGAAATGCTTCCGATCCATTCCATTAAAGCTTCTACAGCTCCAGGATTATCTTCTATAAATTCATCAAAACCTTGTCTGTATCCTAATGCTCCAAATATTTCATCTAAGTCTCTAGAAGCGGATCCTCCGTATTCTTTAACTACTTTTTCTGTTTCTTCTAACTCATTATTTAAATAGTCATCTTCTTCTCGTCTGTAATCTTCATAATCTGTTTGATCACTACCTTTTGCTCCATCTAGTAAATCTCCTAGCTTAGCATCATTTTCCATTTCTGGGTTATGTAAAGTAACAGCATTAGGGTGAGTGTCTCCTCTACCTACATGTAATTCATAATCTTCTTCTGAGTAGTTAGCTTTTAAATAATCAACTACGTATTGAATTTCATCTAAATCAAATCCAAAAGTAAACAAACTGTCATCAGAAAATCCTACTTCACTAAGGTGTTTTGCTTTTGCTGCTGCAAAATCTCCTTTGTATATTTGTTTAACTATTTTACGTCCTAGTGTTTCTAGTTGATCCAAATTTAAAGAATGAGGTTTATTAAATCCTTTTAAGTATGCATCTGCGATATCTCCGTATTCTGCTGGGTCTATAGCATTTTCGTCTACTTTACCTACTGCTGTATCGTAATCCATAGATTTTCTGCCTCTTGCTTTTTCAAGTGCAGTATCTATCTTGTTTAACATGTCTCCATATTTGTCAGCGATAGGCCCTCCTTGTGGTTCTGCCTCTTGCTCCATGTCTCTCATCACTTGAGACCTTTTAGCTTCAAGTTTATCTATGATTGCTTTTGCTCTTGGAGAGGTACCGGTATTCTTTTTATAGTCGGGATTGATTGTTGGTGTAGTTTTTTTAAGTTTATCAACCTGTTTCATATTTCTACCATGTTGGTTAATATTACGAACCTTCATAGCCCAATCACTATTGTCTGCTGCTTCATCCATATCTGCTGAATGATCTGCCAATTCTATATCGTTTGCTCTTAAGTCCATAACTACATCATAAATAAATGCTTGTGGATCTTCATCTGGCTCTTGATAAAATTCTGAATCTTGGTTATCTGAGTCGTCATACATGTCGTCGAACCCATCTTCATGTTTAAATATAAAGTATATAATTACATTACCGTTACCGTCATTGTCAACAACCTCCATTTTAACATAGGTTGGATCTACGTTCTGATCTAAGATAGCCATAGCTTTCTTATAGTGGTGTGCTTTTACTTTAATATAATGGTGATCATCTCCTTCACCTTCTCCTAATGGACGCCCTTCGTCGTCATACCCTACTCCATGATCTTCTTCATCGTCTTTCTGTTCTTGATCTGGGTTATATTCTCCTTCGCTTAGAGATCTAAAGTGTTTAAGTAGTTCATTTGTTAGTACATCTATATTTACAATAGCTTCTCCTGAGGGTTTTACACCTACTTCTACTAATTTTTTATCGAAAGAAAAGTCCACTAAGTGTAACTCGTCATCGGTAATATAAAAAGAAAATTCATCTTCTCCTAATTCTCCTTTATATGTAATATGTATATCGAAACTTCCTTCTTCTAAACGGTGTGCTTTAATTCTTGCTACTTCGTCTCCTAATGTCTTTAAAGCTTTGATTAATGACTTTCCAACAGACTTAGCTATCGCTTTTGTTTCGTCTATTGAGAATTTAACTCCATCGGTTTCTTTAAGTGATTTACCTTTTGCTGTATCTATTGCAGTAATAGCAGGATCTTTTTTTAAGTCCATCGCTGTTTTCATATCCATCTTTACTGCTTTGGTATCTCCACCTAAGGTACTAACAAACATAGTCTCTTCTTCTTTTAATACTTTCATTTTAGATAGAATTGACTCTTTTATTGTATTTAGTTCTTGAAGGCTTTTTGCTGTATAAGCTGAATCTAATGTTCCGGTTTGTTGGTTACCTAAGCTCTGTAAGGCTGTTTCAACTTGAGTTAAACGATTCTTTAGTTCCTCGTATGTCATTATATTGTGTTTTTTTATTGTATAGCTATATAAATAAATAGATTACTCTTCCCAAATAACATTTTTAAACTTCTCAGGGCTTAAACCGAAATAGTTAGTTCTCCACTGTGTTTGTTGAAAAAAATCTAAATTATACCACTCTTTCTTCTTTCTCCAAAGTTTCTTTGCAACTTTATCCCAATCTTGATTTAATACAAATTGCTCTATTTCTAATTTTTTCTCTGCCACTTTACAAAAATTAAAAGAGTCCCATTCATAATGGAAGACTTCAAATACTGCATCTGGTGATACATAATCTATGGAGATATCTATACCCCATTTAGGTTTCATTTTTACTAATTTATAAAGCATTGGATTAAATTCATCTGCTATTGCTGTAATTTGCTCTAATGCTACTGAGTAAAATCCTTTTCTTTCAAATAAGTCTGAATGATTTATATGGGCTCCTTCTTTTTTATCGCAGGTCAGCCAATCATATCTCATACAGTCTTCATGTCTTCTTTCTATCAAACTATACCCATTGTAAGGTAAGTATACTTGTTCTGCTTTTGTAAGATGGTAACCATTTTGATCAAATAAATCTACACAATTTGGATCTTTTAAGACATCAACATTCTCAGTGGGGTCTAAAAAGTATGCATTTCGATGTAATTGATTCTTAGTTAACTTCATTTACAATGGTAATTCATATAACGTTGCAATGCCTTAGCGTAATGTGTACCTTTATCCTTAAGTCCTGCTTTTGCAGATTTAACTTTAGAACAGGAAAGTTTACCTAGTCTTTTTTTTAAGATACCTGGTTTAACAGGGTCATGCACCCCTTCGTACATTACCTCTAACACTAGCGATCTTAAATTAGATTTCTTAAATGGCATTTCTCTTTATTAATTCTTTTCTTATTACTTCTTTCTTTCTTTTATAAGAAGGACTAACATAAAGTTTTTTTAGTTCTTCTGTTTTGGTATTAGTTACTGTATAATGAACCCATGCCCATTGACTGGTCATTTTACCGTTTTTATCTTTTTTATACTGTTTAGAACTCGGTTTAATTTTTACTGGCATTTTATTTCTTTTTCCAAATATCACCTCTTCTACAACGGACAACTGCCCCGGAGGCGTATGCTGATGGCCAGGTGTCATATTTACTTTTAGCTAATCTAGTACATCTATCATCTTTTTCCATGATAGTATTTTCATTAGTAGCTTCATATATAGTACCTGCTACTAAGTTTCTAATATCTTCTTTAGTTACACCTTCTTTAGTCTTCTCTAAGGATGTACCTGCTTTTTTTGCATCTTTATATGCATTAGAGTTTTTATGAGAAGATTTTTTACCTGCTTTTTTCTTAGCATTAATATTAGCCCAAAGGCCTTCTTTTTTTACTGTTGCTTTCTTTGTATTTTTCACGACTGTCTTTCCTTTACTCCCTGCTTTCTTTTTCTTGGCTGCAGTAGCGGCTCTTTGGCCTTTAGTTAAACTTTGTGCTTTTGCTTTTGGTAGGCATCTATCAGGATTCTTTTTATTTTTAGAAGTACCACAGTCTCCTGCTATATTTCCAGAAGAGGATATACGAACCCATTTTTCTTTCTTAAACCAGTCTCTTAGAGATTCTTTTACTATATTATTTATATCTGCTGGTATTTTCATTAACCTAGTTTTATAACTTCAGAAAGTAATTTAACTACCACTCCAAATAATGTTGCAAAAATAATCCACAATGCCTTATTTACTCCGTCTCTCCACCTTTTAAGGTCTTTAACTTCTAACATTTTATCGTCAAATTCTTTTTCTCCACCTTCTATTTTTCTTCTAAAAGCAGAATTTTGGTTGGTCTTTACTATTACACCGTCTTCGGGGTTTAGTAGAGTAAATTTTAAATCCGACATATCCTCTTTCAGTGACTCTACATCTTTCTGCATTTGCTTTAGCTCGCCATTAGGCATGTGTTTCTTAATGTGAACTAATTCTGAGAGTACTGACTCTAGTAGTTGTTTTTGTGTCATAATATTTTTAATGATATTGTTATATCTTAATATAAATATATACCTAATCCAACTTACTCTTTAAATACGTAATATATTCCTTAAATTCCTCAGTAACCTTTGCGTCTTGTGCAGATTTATTTACTTTCCATGATTCTATATCTCCTTGCTCTGTAACGAATGTTCCATCGTCCTTTAATGCTTCTGCAAATTTTTGTTCTAATTCTGCAATAAAAAATTTAAGGTTACCTTTCCTAGCATGTATTAAATAATCTTCGTATACTCCATTCTTTTTAAGCTCTGCTTCGTAATCTATAAAACAATGAAAGCACATTTTATTAATTTTGTATACCTGTTTGCTCAGGTAGTAAGACATAGAGCCGTTACATTTAGGACAGGTTAAAGGAATTTGAGTAGCTTTTTTTGCTGCATCAAGTCTGGTTATGTTTTGCTTGATGCCGTTTTTAATAGTCCACTCTTTACCTGCTTCTTCCCACACTTCTCCTTCTTTACGGTGTATTGTTGTTCTGCTGTAACCAGATTGAGCTTTTGTTTTATTAGTAAAGTCTTTTTTAACTAAATTCCTAATTCTTTCTACATCTGAATGTTTAAACTCCTTTTTAAGGGCATTACTCATATCCTAATTCTTTTAATCCGTTTATTGCTTCTGTATTGTCACCATTTTTTACTCTAAATGCTATTCCTCCTGCTGCTCTCCATTGTTCTATGTTGGAGGGTTTGTCGTCTATAAGTATACTATTTTCGTTAGCATATCTTTGTTTATCTGCTGAATATGCAAATATAACTCTAGGTTTAGGGTTAAGTTGGTTTTTTACCCATAGTTGTTTACCTAATCTAGAGGTATTATCTCTAGAAGGAGAAGTTAATAATTCAGGGTTGTACTTACTTATAAAGTTCCATAAGTCTTTTCCATTCTCCATCCATGGCATTCCAGCCCAGAAACCTACTCCTACTGTTTGATCTATGAACTTCCAAAATTCTGTTATACCAAATATAGCTTCAAAATCTTTAGGTTTTACTACTTTTAAGATATCTCGTAATGGGTAATGTTCTTTTCCTACAGTATTTAACTTATCGTGGAACCTTCTTTCAAAATCTGTTAATACTCCATCCATATCACAATATAACTTGTAAGGTGGTCTATTTTCTTGTTCCGGAAGGGGATATGCTTCTAATAAATCAATTAAACTTTTACTCATAACCTTTATTTTAGTTTACAATATTATACCTTAATATATGAAAATTTCTTCTATTTTCCAACTTTATTTGTAGATTTTCTTTCATAGGGTTTATCTTGTATCATGCCTGTTGAATTGCATTTTGGGCACTTAGTTAAGTATGATCCTGTTTTCCAGTAACTTTTTATAACAAAACTTCCGCAGTGACATTTCATATATTAGTTGCTTTTTAAATTATCTTCCCAATTGCGGAAAGTTATATTACCTAGTAAGTAAGCTTCTTTTTCAAGTTCTAGTAAAGCACTATCTGCATTTGTATCTTGAGTTTGTATGTTGTGAAGAGTACCTTGTAGGTTTTGCATATGGTGAATCATTTCATGAGAATATGATCTTACTATATCTTTCTCGTGTCTACCTGAAATATATAACACTATTTCTCTTGAGTTTGGATCGTAATAGGCAGTTCGACCAAAAAAGTTAGAAGCATTTACTTCATCTTTTCTTATCTTTACTTCAGGAAGAGGTTGTATATTCATCCCTTGGTCAATCATATACTCAGTTAGTGATGCAATGTAATCTTTTAATTCAAGTTTATCACTTAAATCCTCGTTTATATCTTTAATTCCTATATGTAAATGATTACCGTTGTGAGTAATAAGTGAGGAAGGTGGGATAAGTCTGGATAAATAGTTATATAGGTTGTCTATGCTATTTTTTGTAGCACTTGGTATTTTATCTAAGTTTCTAGTTTCTGCTATTGATTCATTATTATGTCCACATTTATGGCATACAAATAAATCATTTCCGCCATCTACTATATTCCAACTCCATCCACAGTTATCGCATTTAATTTTTTCACCTACTACTTCTTCATTAACGTTAAAGTATTGCTCAACAAATCCTTCAAGGTTGGAACTTAATATTTCAGCTACTATTTTATCTTTTAGATCGGTTAATATATTAAGAATTTCTTCTCTAGAAAGTGCTTCAGGGAAAAAATCGGAAATAGTATCTAAATTGCCGGATAAAATAGAATTACGAAAATCTGTAGCTCTGACTCCTGATCCTGGTTCTGCAGCAAGAGCTAGTCCTTGAACGTTGGGAGCATTTTTAAATGTAGTTACTCTTCTTAAGTCTACGAAATCTTTATCTCCTCTTATACCTGTCACAGAAACAAATTCTAATTCAGGATTTGCTTGAGCATAATCTTTTGCTGCAAACATTGGATTTGCTCCTCCATCTAATATCTCTACATTCCCTAAGTATTTAGCGTATATATTCCAAATAGACATTGACTCTTCCTTAGTTATACCGTTTCTCTCGCCTGCTCCGATAAAAACTAATACTTTATCTACCTTTGGTTTTTTATTGCTTCTACCTTTAAGAAGATCTGCTCCTTTTTCTTTGTAGTTATCTTTATCGTAGACTGATCCATTATAGGAATTATCTAAAAGAGATTTAACTACATTAAAATGTCCTCTATGTGGTGGTTTATAAGCTCCGGGATAAAGTGCTATCATGCTAAAAAGGATTGTACGTTTCTATCTATTTCACTTACTTCTGAATGTTTCAATAATTCCTGGAATACAGGGCTGAATAGCATTTCTGCAATATTTTTTAGAACATCATTATTTCTTTCGTCAGATTTATTCTTACTATCTCTGTACTTTTTTACAGCATCTATCAATTTATCTCCTCCAGGACTTACTCCGTTCTTTTTAAATGCTTTTAAGAATGCTGTTTTAATAGCTTTATCTTCTGATCGGTTATTTTTATCGTACTGTACGTCTTGTATTGCTTGATTAAACGCAGTTTCTTCTTCTTTAGACATTTCTACAGGTTTAAAAAATGTTGATTTTCCAGCACCGGTTTCTTCGTTATAAGCTCTCAAATACTCTTTTATCCCTTCAACTCCGTTTTCTGCTGCTTTATTGAAACCCTCTACTTCTTTAGAATATTTTCCTCCTCTATCACTAACGTATATTGATAAGTTACCTTTTAATTTTTCTTGATATTCGCCGATTAATTGATAGGCATTTCTCCATGTTGAGAAGACTGCAACAGAAGGAAGAGATCTTTCTGAACGTTCAAAATTAGCAGCATATGAAATCATAGGATGTGCATACACCATAACCATGTAAATATCGTACCCTTCGGACATCATATTATCAAGTTGGGACATAAATCTAGCACCTGATGCTGTAGTATCCCAAACGAAGCTTTGCTTATCTTCAGTAGCTGCTGCTACATCTTTAGCTACCTGGTTTGATGCGGGTCCTAGTTTGTTGTGGTACGGATGATCCGGATCCTCTACGTACTTGTCTGGGTTGTACTGTTGCAGGCTGTCTAAGGATAGTTGGTTTAGTAGGTACGATTTGCCTACTCCCCCTCCTCCTGCCATTATTACTGCTTTCGGGGCGGACGTAGATTCTAGGATTAGTGTTGATAGTTTTATCATTTCTTCTGCTATTAATTATTCTTTTTTCTAATATCTTTACTTCTTTTTCTAGAGGTGTTATTATTTCTTTATTATTTTGTTCTGAATCAGAATACCATCTTACTCCATCTTCTTCAATTACAAAGTTTCTACGTTTAGAAGTTTCTATCATTGCAGCATGTGCTCTTCTATTTACTATGGAAGTACTACTGCTTCTTCTACCGTTAATATAGGCTACATTACCTCTTCTATTATAATTATTCCATCGATTACCATAAAATGGTGAGTGATTATTCCAATAGCTTCCCCATCCGTGGTTATTCCATCCATAATAGTTATTCCATCCATAATAGTTATTCCATCCGAAATTGTTATATCCCCATCTATCATACCCAAATGGCGACCATCTGTGAGGTGAATTCCAATTATATCCCCAAACCCAGTCATCCCACATTTGGGATCTACTGTAATATGGGTTGTAAAAGTTATACCTATTACCTAACGTTCTATTATTCCAATCAAACGATATTGGTTGACTGAGTGCATATTGAGCATAGTCGTATCTAAATCTAAAATCAGTTCTCAACTTTCTCTGTAGTTGAAAGTAATTTAATGTATCAATTTGTGTTCCAATTGGTACATCGACAAATACTGTATTGCTGTTATATATACCATCTACGGTCTGTGCATGATTTAATGTAGAGTATTTAAACTGTACTGATGAGCATGAAGCTATTAGGATTGTTAAGAGGTATACGTAAATAAATTTTTTTGTTCCTTTCATACATTATAGTTTTAGAGTAGTAGGGTAGCTATTATAAATAGGTTCAACTACAGGATGTTCCAAACTATATAATTTATAAATCATTTTAAATAGTTCAAAATTTTCTTCTATTTCATCTATTACTTTAATTTGCCAACCTTTTCCTTGGTACTTCCCTTTTACTTTAGAAGCAGATCTCGTATGAGCTTTTAACCAAATTATACCAGTCCTTTGAATTTTAATACCTTTTGCTTCTTCTAAACCTTTAGCGTAAGAAGCTAATTGTAAGTCGTAAGATTTATGTATACTATTAGATGTTTTTATGTCTAACAACCATACTTCTCCATCCATTTTAACCACTAAATCTGCTGTTCCAGCGTATTTGTGTTTATCCGACCATACAAAGTCTTCTGCAGATATTAATTCGGGTTTATGTGTTCTCCAAAAATCCGCAAATTTTAAAATCATTTCCCAAACTATTTGAGAGTATTTAGCATTACCGTAATTATCCATCCACGAAACTTCTTCTCCTAGTACTAGCTTTTCACATGCTTCATGTACTTGTGTGCCTTGTTTACCTGCTTTACGCATAATAAGATCGGCGTTATGCCCAACATCCTTCATCCATGTTTCGAAGAATTTATTCTTGGGCATATATTGAAGTATAGTGGTTACGGACGGGTAATATACTCCTTCGCCTCTCTTATAGACCCTTCGGTCTAAAAAGTTAATTTGCTTTAAATCGGGGTTAAAGTCTAATCTTTTTTTGTCATTCTGTTCTAGAATGTTCATACCTTGCTTTATCATAAGTTTAATTTTTGCAACATTATTTTAGAAAAGTCTAATTCAGTTGCGTTCTGAACTAATTCTGTAAAGTTTATAAACCCCATCTCAGAGGGATCTTTATCAGGAAGTTCGATTAAATACACCCTAAATCCTGCTGATATTAGTTTTTCAGCAATACCTAAAGCGGCTGTTTGAGCATCAGTATCTAGTGCGATATAGATGTCGGTTAATTTACTTGTTAATAGTTTTTTATATAGTGATGTAGCCATATTTTTTCCCAGTATAGGTACGGCATTTCTTCTGATTGCTATTGCATCAAAAACTCCTTCACATAGAATAATAGGAGTATTCCAGTTTATTAAGTTCTCATAAAATATTATGTCTTTGCTAGTTTCAGGATTCTTGTACTTAAAGAAATTTCCATCATAGCTTCTTGCAACAAAGTAATTGAGTGTACCGGATTCAGTATAACTTGGGAATATAACTCGTCCTCCATAGTCTCCAGTTGTGCAGTATCCAATACTATATTTAATAAAATCATTGTCGGTAAGTCCTCTGTCATATAAGTATTTTCTTACTAAGTTAGCTACCACTGAGGTAGTTGAAGCGGAGTAAAGTGGTTGATACTCTTTCGGTAGTTCTACTATAGATAGCTCTCTATATTCAATTTGTGAACCTCTCGGTACATATTTTAGAACTTCTATTGCAGTATCCTTTGGAGTATTTAGTTGTTTAAGAAGGGAACGGATAGTTCTACCTTTTGTTTGGCATACCCAACATTCCCAGAAGTTTTTACCTTCTTCGTTAGTTGCCATGTTTATTTCAAGCTTTGGCTTTCTATGATTGCAGAAAGGGCAGTGAAAAGCGTGATTGTCTCTAGCTCTTTTATGAGATTTCCCAAGAAGGTTCTCAATAGAACCCAGTAAAAAAGTATAATCCATGTAGTTGTCCGTAACTATTATCTTATAATATAAGAAAAATAATTCTAAATATCAACTAATTTTAAGTGATTTTTCTGATTGACCATAACATTTGAAGGTCTAATATCTAGTTCATCTGGGTCTATACCTAATCTGGTTGATTCTTTTTCTAGCGCCTCTACCCATTCTTCCGGTATATCTCCTTTAAACTCTCCTAAAACTTCCATTTGTATAATTCCTAATTTTGGATTTATAACCTCTACGTCGTATATTTTAGCAAAATTATTAGTTTTTTTACCTTTAAGTACTTCAGCATGTTCTAATTCTACTTCATCTGTAGTAGCTTTGTAAACTCTTCCATTAAGTAGGTAAGCTGATCCGTAATCTCCTGAGCCTAAGTATTTTGCTCCTTTATCTCTTAGCTGATCCGTCACCTTTTCAAATGCTGGATCGTAGTATAGTATTTCACCAAGTATTACTCTTGATAATTTCATCTTTATTAACTTTCATTTAAATTAAAATGGAAATCCACTTTTGGAAACCACTCTCTTTCTCCCGGTTCAGAATCATAATAATTACTTTCTTGTTGTATGTCTAAACCTTTGCTCTTAACATAATCTAATATTTGATTCCATTTACTGTCTTCAAATTCTCCTCTCATACGAAACGTTACAGAGCCAAACCCTTTGCCTTTTCTTGGGTCATCATCTGATCTTCCTCCAGCGTATTCTCCCATAGAGACATAAGGATCGCCTCCAAACTTATTATTCATTTCACTAGCAAGAGATTGTTCTTTATCTCTATATTTATCAAAATCTGTTTCTAAAATTATATCTCTTAGTTTCATACTTTAAAAATTTTAACCTTTAGATCCCCAGATCCTTTTATCAATCGGTGATAGGTCTCTTTAGGTATAAATAGTTTGTTTTCTGTTAATCTCTCTGGTGTTTTATTATCAAGCTGAAATTTCCAATCTGTTTCATGTGTTGTCTGTACATATCTATCTTCTCTATCTCTATGCCATACAAATTCAAAAGTAGAAGTATTTTTTGAAAATTCTCTTACAGTATAGTCTCCTTCTTTATTTTCTATATAAGGTCGGCTCATTAGGTAGCAAAAAACTTTAAGTATTTTTTAGTCGTTTCTGCATGCATAGAAGAATACAATGTTAATGATGTTGATGTAGAACTAGCTGCTGTGACAAAAACTGAGTTATCTTCATTGGAGTACCAAGCGTAGGAACTAACTGAGTATCCGTAATCCGCTGTAATAGAGAGTGATATATAGGTATAAGCTAAATAGCTAGTTGCTCTAAGGTATAAAGACCTACCGTTAGTTATATGGTCAGTGTGAGTTACGTTTAACTTTTGGTTAGGTGAATTAGCCCATCCGTTTCCGTCAGAAGCTTTCCATAGCCATCCTCCGACTGCTCCTACTGTTGGATAGGTTACAGCAACTGTACAGCGATTTGCTTGTAGAACGAGATACCTATGACTTATAGAGTTAGCTGCGCTAAACTTTCTATTGGTGCCGGTTAATGCTGGTGCGTAATGGTATAGGAATGTATCATTGAGAGAAGTATTTGTACTTGTCTCTATTTGATCAGCAGATGCAGAGAATGCTTTTATTTCACTCATTGCAAAATTATTTATACTATTCGAATTTACTCCCATGTTTTAGTTTCTTTTTACCAATATCCGGAGAAGTTTGCACTTCCTCCTAATGACTTCCAATATCTACCTATATTACAAGACCAGTACCCTGCTTTAGTTTTATCTTTTTTAGTAGCACATTTATGTCTAGCAGCAAATGATGCTCTAGCACCTTTCTTTTTGAATTTAACAGATAATCCAGTATCTCCAAAAGATACCTTTTTTACATTACCTTTCTTTGATTTAACATAAACGTAGAATTTTTTAGATCCTCCACGTTTTGGTTTGTTAAGGGCAACTTTTTTTCCTTTATATTCTGCTTCAGGTATATATTTAACTGAGGCTTTTAACATGTCAAATCCATTATAATCGTAAGTTTCATTTTGAATACTCACTGCTTTTTTAAATTTATCCATATCTATAACTCCTCCAATAGACTCTACTAATTCTTTAATCATATCGAAATCTATCATTTCGTCTATGGATAAAGCTTCATCTATCATTTCTTCGTTTTCTATCATTTCATCAATAACATTCCCTATTTCAAAGATTGCATTGTATCCTGATGATACCATTGGTAGGTCTAATGGGACTTTCATGCCATTGTATTCTCCATGAAGTCCGATATCTGTTGTTTCTAGTAGAACTGTATCTTCTTCGTTAAGTTTTATTTTACCGTCTCTAAGGGCTTGTCTTGCTTCAGTAAACAATTGTATAAAGGCTTCAGAGTTATAACGGTAGACATTCTCGTGTAATGAGAGGTTGTTGTCTAAATGGTACTGTAGAGATGGTAGCCCTACTATTTCTTGTAATTGTATCATAATATTACTTATTATCGTTTCGTTCTTGCCAGTCTTGTGATATAGAGTCTTTTTTTATTGGTCCTCCTTTAGCCCAAGTTCTACAGCTTCTTGCTGAGTGGCATTTAAAATGGTGCATCCAACAGTAACCTAACCGTCCATCTTCATCAGATGTAACTCCAGGCATACATTCATCCATCCTTGGTGAGATATCAAATGCTACACAGTTGCTACAGTTTGTATCTTTTGCTGCATCTTCTGTAGTATTCCAGTATTTTGCTATATCTTTCCAATAAGTACCGGGTTTACTTACATTTAATGGACCATATTGAATATGAGTTGCTTTTATAGAAGCATCTCTATTTTTAGTATTTAACATCAGGTCTTGAGTTGCTGCTGGGCAAGATTCATTTCCTTCTTTTAGTAGAATATCTCTTAACTTCATATTTCGAAATCTTTTCTATAGAACTTCCCTAAGACGTTATCATTAATGTAGTTGTCTCTGTTCTCTAGTACTTCATTTATAAATAGGTATTTACATTCAAAATATGTTAAAAGCTTCTTATTCGGTACATAGCATAGTATTCTACGTTCAAAATCTTTTGGAACACCTTCTTTTACTAATCTCAATATATCTTTGTGAGACCCGTAATAATCCTCCCAATCAGACTCTGTTATTATTTTTTGCTTTAAGGGTGTTCTACCTCCTATACCTTTAGCTTTTCTCTCTAACCTGAGTTTTTCTAGTGCTTTTTTTCCTAGTCTTTTATTTCGTTCAAAATAAAGTACTTTTTTACCTAGGTATTTTTTACCGCTAGGTATATGTCTTGTTTCATATATAAATCCGTAAGTGCCTTTCGGCATATCTTCTATTTGTGTTACAAGGCGACCTTCATAGGTCCAACTGGGTACTGTTACCATCATTCTCTTAATTTAAGAATTAATAATCAGAAAAACAACTAAAGTATATCTTCAATAACACATGGATTAAAATCCTGTTGATACTTTTCTTTTAGTCTATCGTATGCAAAAGTGTAGATACTTCCTGTGATGTTATTTCGATCTTTTCGAAGTTTACTTGTACTTTCTGTCTCCACTACTGAGTATGTTGTTCTTTGTTTTGTTACTTCTTCTCCGTCTTCGTCGAAGT